AGAACTCAGACGAGCCGGATACTCCCAAGAAGAGCTGAATGAAGCTTGTGCCGAGTTTATCGAGCTTGCCTATGCTAACCTGCAAATTGACCGACTTGAGGAAGAAGAAAGAGCATTGAAGCAAGCGGCGCTAATCGCAGGAGCCGGGACAAAGGAGGGTAATTCAGCAATCCAAAGAAGACTTTCCAAAATTAAAGAAGCCATCAACGGAATCAAATAAATGCCAGCATCAAAAGTAGAGATCCTGTTAGAGCTTAATTCCAAGCTCGACGGGATCAATGCTGGCATCGCCCGTATGGATAAGATGGGGAAGAAGGCCACCAAGCTTGATAAATTCATGGGTGGCGCGAATCGGGCGGTTACTCGATTTGGTCAAGCCGCCAAGACCTCGCTTCTTGCTGCCGGGGTTGGACTTGTTGCGGGGGGGTCGGTATTCGCTGCCGACTCGCTGAACAAATACGCCGATTTCGAGGCGAAGATGAAGGGCGTTGAGGCTGTCCTGAAGCCTACGACCAAACAGTTCAAAGCTCTTGAGAGCGAGGCCAAGAAGCTTGGCCGAACAACTAAATTTACCGCCCGCGAGTCAGCTTCAGCAATCGAGGTGCTGGCGAAGAACGGGGTAAGCACGGAGAAGATTCTCGGTGGCGTCTTGGAGAACTCTCTCCTTTTGAGTGCTTCGGTAGGAGCTGAACTTCCAGACGCTGCCGACACTCTCACGGATGCTCTCGCCATCTTCAAGCTTGAAGCGAAAGACTCGCGTGATGTCATCGATTCAATCAATGCGGTCACGATTAATTCGAAGTTCGCATTCGAAGATTACAAAGCCGCGCTTGCCTCGGGTGGAGCTTCTGCGAAGGCTGCCAATCAATCGATTGATGATTTTAATGCCGCGATCAGCGCAACCGCTTCCTTCTTCGATAGCGGAGAAACCGCAGGCACGGCCTACAAGGTTTTCATTGATCGTCTTGTCCCTTCCAGTGATGCCGCTAAGGCCGCGCAGAAGAAGCTCGGGCTTCAGGTTTTCGACAATGAAGGGAAGATTAAGGACATGGCCGACATCGCGGGCCAGCTCCAAAAGGGATTAGCGAAGCTATCGGATGAGGAGAGGATTTCCGCTCTCAACAAGCTCTTTGGAACGCGAGGAAAGAACTTCGCAATCGCGCTCGCCCAGGCTGGAGAGGAGGGGTTGAAATCATCACGTTTCCTCGCTCAGTTTGCCGACTCCTCGGCGCAAGCCGAGAAAAGGCTGGAGGGGACTCGGGGGGCGCTCACGAAGTTCAAATCGGCCTTTGAGGGGTTACAGCTCCTTGTAGGAGAGCCAATCGCTGACAATGTCACACCATTTATTGACGCCCTAACTTCCAAGATGGGGGAGGCTTCCGAAGATGGCGAGTGGCTTAAAGAATCAATCGACTCCATGTTCATCGGCGGGATTAGATTCGCGGCTGTTTTCATGGATTCCCTTAAGAACGTATTGAGCGTGATTAATGCGGTATCAGGAGGCGCGAAGGTTATTGAGATATCCTATCTTGAGGCGACTAAGGCGTATCACAATCTAAAGGCGCTGACATCCTTTGGTATCATATCCCAAGCACACTCCAGTGCTGTTGTCATTCAGGACAAGAAGATACTCCAGGCTCAGAAAGAGCTTGAGAAACTGGCTCGAAGAGAAGAGAGCCTTCAGAATCTTCCAAGTTCTGAAGAGTTTATCAAATCCGCTGAAGAGATTCTTGAGTCAGCTCGGAAGATCAGAGAAGCGAATGATATTCTTCGGGATGAAGAGAGGAAGTTTCTCGACCTTCAAAAAGTCCTTCAAGACGCCACCTTAAAAGGCGCTCCTTCTAGTGAGCTTGATACGATCAAGAAGCTGATCGAAGCGCAGGACGCGATAATCAAAAAGAGACGCGAGGCATTAAACGAACTGAAGGGAATCTCCCCAAAGTCAGCCGACGAGCTTTCTAAGATTGATACCGCCACCTCTGCCACCGAGTTAGCGACCAAGGAGCTTGCCGAGACCGCCGGAGTCTCAATGGATGACACCATCAAGGCTTTCGAAAGGCTCAACAATTTGGGCGGCGAGGAATTAAAGGGGCTGGAAGGAAAGCTCGACTCTGTTCAGAGAAAGCTGAAAGAGACAACCAAGGCGGGACAGAAGTTCGAAGACGAGGCAGTTCGCAATTCATGGCTCAAAGATTTCGCTCTTGATGGAACCGCCTTCCTTGTTGGTTTGGTGGACCGTGGGTTCTCTCCACTCCAGGACAAACTATCGACGATCACCAAGACGGGACTCGCGGCATCTACTCTGGCCACATCCGCATTCGCCAGCCCTGTTTCTCAGGTGGCCGCTGGCGACAGTGATGCCGCTGGAGTCGCTTCCGGTCTCCTTTCTGAGACCGAGGGTATTCAGGCTCGATACGCTAAGGATCGGGCTGTCATCCTCAACGAGGAGAGACTTACCGCTGAGCAGAGATCGGCACTCATTCAGAGGCTCGACAGCCAGCATCGCCAAAAAATCAGAACCGCCAACGAATCAGAAAAGGCTCAGGAGCTTGAAAAGAATCAGGCTAAGCTGGGATATGCTTCCGACTTCTTTGGAAATCTTGGATCATTGATGGCGTCTGAGAACAAGACTCTCTTTGCTATCGGAAAGGCCGCTGCAATTGCAGACGCTACCATTCAGGGAATCCTAGCCGTCCAACGAGCCTTGGCCTTCATCCCTCCTCCATTCAACTTCGCGGTTGCTGGGACGATTGGAGTAGCTACCGCCGTGAATGTTGCAAAAATCGCATCGCAACAACCTCCAGGATACTTTGAAGGCGGTCTCGTTGGAGGCTCCCAGGCTTCACCAGCCAGCTACGATAACCGTCTTATTCGCGCTGCTGATGGGGAGTTCGTCGTCAACAATCGCGCAACCAAGGCTAACCTCTCGCTTCTCCAATCGATCAACTCTGGGAATGACCCGGCGGCATCTCTTAACCTTCCAAGTCCTTCATCCTCCACAGGTGGAATGACAATCAATCTTCCATTTCCGCCTTCTCAAAACGCGACACCAGCCGCGCCGCCTCAAGTCAATATCCTCTTTGACTCTAACGACCTCATGGATCAGTTGGAGCAGAGCGGACGCCTTGACGGTGCGTTTGAGTCATACCTCTCCAGAAACGGAACACGGCTCGGAATCGGATCATGAAGCTATTCAAGTTCCATCCTGATTTAGCGAAGAATCCCGACGTTGAATTTCGCTGGGAAACTTCGATTGATCGGAAGAAGAAGGGAGGGGAAGTAAGAGAAACTCTTGTCCCTCACATGCTTCGCTCATTCAAGTTCCGTTGGTATCTTGAGGGGGAGGAGCTTCAAGAGCTTCGCCATTTCTTCGACGATCTCGGAGAGGATCTTATCGGGCTTCCTGATTGGACTGTTTCAAGCACGGTCATATCAGGAGAAGACGGAAGCTCTGAAATCGCTCTTGATGCATCGTGCTTCCGCCTTGCCAATTGGAGAGTAGCCCAAGTCTACCTTTATGACCGGAAGACTCGCGGGGGAGACCTGGTGACAATCTCAAATCTGGATTCATCGGGGAACCTCACGATTGATACTCCTCTCACTTTCGATGCGGAAGGAAGAGAGGCCTTGCCCCTCCGTCTTGGGCGCATTACAGACAGCCCCGACTTCCCGGCGATTGGAGACATGAGAGCCGAGCTGAAACTCAACTTTATCGAGGTGCCATCATCGGTGAATGAGTCGATTTCGGTCCCTTCCGTTTCTGATGATCTCCAATATCTCTCGCGTCCGGTTTGGCTTAAGCTCTGGGAAAAGTCAGACGAGTCATGGATTCAGAATGTGGCCTTCCAAAAGATCAGCTTTGGAAAGGACACCGCCACCACTGAGGCTGACGAGAGCAAGAGGCGTCTATCATTCTCGTTCGTCTGCAAGGACGCTGACGAGGTGGCATCGATGATACAATTCTTTGATTCCCGCAAGGGGCGCAATCAAGGATTTTGGACACCATCATATCGATCATCGTTCAAGTCGGTTTCTAATATTTCAGCAGGAGACTCGACGATCACGATTGAGAACGTTGGGCTGTCTTCATCCTTCGGGGTCCATCCAGGATATGCACACCTCTTCCTTTCGAGCGGGGGAGTCACTGAGTTTGCCGAAATCTCCTCAGTCGTTGAGATTGATTCTGAGACCGAGGAAATCACACTCAACGCCCCTCTCTCCGAATCATTCGAGGGAGACAGAACGACAATCGGATCTCTTCTCTATGTTCGATTCGCGTCGGATGATCTAAAGCTCTCCTACACGTCCCCAAGCTTCGCGGAAGGGAAGGTCTCAATGGTGGAGCTTCCCAAGGAATACGGCACAGCAGGGAGCGCCACCGAGCCAATCTACCTCTACGAAATCAGCGGGTATTTTGACGACAAGTTTACGAGCTACGGGTCAGACGTTCTTAGCGATGGCGACACGTTCACGCCGGAGAATATCAATCATGGGGAGATTGCGTATCGAGCGCAATCCATCGGCAGTTCATGCCGGGTTGAGTTTGTCCCGCAATCATCTGATCATCCAATCAATGTTTTTCAGAAAGGCTATCCAGTTGAGCCTCTATCGGTCACGATATACGAGGTTGACTCAGCCTACAAAGACACCCGCGAGACCGTCTATAAAGGCAATGTCAGGAGGTTGGAATACGGCGAGAGGGGAAAGGTTTCGCTATCCCTGGGTAGCCCCGGTGATGCCGCCGAAACCGAGATCCCGACGGCATACATTGAGCCTCGATGCTCTCGCCAATTTCTGAACACTGGATGCAATTTAGAGGAGTCTGACTACCTCATTACAGGAGAGGTCTTGACGATCACGGGCAACGTCATCACGGCGGATGAGATCGAAACCGAGGCGACCGCGCAAGGTCACGACGATTGGTTTCTTGGGGGGAGAATCAAGATTGGAAATGAGAGGCGATCTATTGTTGCCCACTCTGGAAATTCCGTCACGGTCTCGACTCCGTTCGTTGCGGCATCGACTGGTGATGAGTGCGAGGTTCTTCCGGGGTGCAATCGCTCAGCCACTCATTGCAAGAACAGATTCTCCAATTTCGAGAACTTCGGCGGGGCGCCGTTTGTCCCGCCATCAAATCCGCAGCTTGAGGCGATCAGGTTCAATTCAGACATCCCAGAAGGAGGTAAAAAGTAATGAGCTACCTTGACGAGATTCATAGCAGAAAGGGAGCGAAGTTTTCGCCCCGTCAATGGGTGGAGGGAGAGCTTTACGATTGCGTGACATTCATCGCCAGCGTCTATCAATCGATTGGTGTTGTTGGCGAGATCGAGATGCCCGACTATGCCGTTTTCGGCAAGGGAGAATCAATGCGGGATCTCACGTGCCAGATTATCGAGGAGACTGGCGGATTCTATCCCGTTGAGGATGGGACGATGCAGGAGGGTGATTGCCTTGTCTTCAGCGCCGGGACTCGTGGCCACCACACAGGGATCTACCTGGAGAATGATAGGGTCGGTCATTGTGTCCGAGGAAGGGGCGTTGTCATTGACTCCTATCTACCACCAATCAGCGATCACCTTTACCGGGTCTATCGACCGATTTAATCATGAATATCGAAGAACTTGGACAGCTTGCAGACTCTGCGGAAAATTTCTTAGCCCTCAAAGAGCTTGGACCTGAAATAGCTCTCGACGGGATGACGCATGGGCTAGAGGAAATCCGCGACAAGCTGAGAGAACACTTCGTCGAAGAGACAGGAGATAACCCTTGGGGGGATTAGACATGGGATTTAAGAAGCCAGAAAAACCTAAAGTTGTTCAGCCGCTCAACATTGAACCGGAGAGGACTGCGACAAACAGAGCCGTCAGACCTTGGCCTGTAATCTGGGGGACGCATCGTCTTGGGGGAACTTATATTGACGCTATATGGAACTATCGGACCGAGGCCATTACGGAGCGAATCAAGACAGGTAAGAATAGCAAGGAGACGATAACAAAAGCCATTAACTACTTCGGGTCAATCGCGCTTGGTGTTTCCTTTGGACCTCTCCACAAGGTTCTCTCAGTCATCAAAGACGACAAGTCGATCTGGTCGGGAGATTTAGTTGTTGGAACGCCTGATTACTACTCGATCAATCTGGAGAGCGAGAACTCTCCGATGATCATTTACACGGGAGAACAAGAGCCGGGGACAGTGAGGGGAGGAGGAGATACAGATCAGGAGTTTCTTGACGGTCACCCGACATACAAGGGGCTTGTCTATTTCCTTTTTGATCAGCTTCTTTTCGGCACGGCTCCGAACCCTCCAAACTTTGAAGTGATCATCGAGGTGATTCACAGGTCATTGATTCTCGATCCTGAAAACGAGACTGGAGACCCCAACAATGACGATATTGAATTGCACCGGGTCGATAGCGGGCAGCTCGTGCCTGAGATCATTTACAGCGCATTAACCAACCCTCTCTTTGGAGGCGCGATGACTTCCGATGATTTCGATCTGCCAAGCTGGACCGACGCTTGCAATCAACTACGAACTGAAGGCTCTGGATACTCCGCCAAGCTCGACGCTAAGACAGCCAGTGATTCATGGATCAAGGATCTGTTGAACTTCGCTCATGCTGAGATCACACCCGTGAATGGCAAGCTATCCTTTCGACTCAAGAGGTCGGGAGACACAGTCATTAGCGTCCCTGAAGCCGCCTTCGTGAAAGATCCTCAGATCACTCCAGGAAGCTGGAATGATAGCGAGGTGGTGAATGAAATTAGAGTCCCTTACGCTCTTCTCTCAAGAGATCTCGACCCCCTTAATACTGTTCAGTCTGACGATTCATCCCGCTCTATTATTGGTCTCAGGAGTAAGACCTTCTCATTCGACGGTATCCGTTCAGAGGTGGCGGCCACTCAGCTCGCAAGCCGGTTTGTGAGAGCACTTGGTTTTCCGGTCGTGCGTTACACAATGCAGCTAGACCACTCGATGAGAGGTCTTCAGAAGGGCGACTTAATTGCGCCCGTCTACGAGCCTAGGGGGCTTGACGGTAACACGAAGCTAAGAGTGTCGGGAGTGACAAGAAGCGCACCTGGTCGCGGAGGAGTGACAATCAGGGCAGAGGTGGATAAGACGAGTCTTGCCGACACCCTGCAAGGGGATTCTGATGACGAGATCGTTTACAGTGACCCTGAACCAAGCGAGGTGTCAGGTCATCTATTGTCTCTCCCGACCGAGTTCCTAGAGTCGTTTTCAGACGGCGCGTTTATTCCAATCGCTCGGGAGAGCGCATCCGATGATCGGGCTATCATTAGTTTCGGGTGGGACGGCACGGTTTACGACAATATCATCGCGACCGGATACTTCCCTTTGCGCCTCGATGTGACCGAGTGGAGAGACTTTGGAGACGGAGCTTTCTCCATCGAATTTGAATTTGCAAACGAGCATGAGGAAACGTCATTCTTGGATTCAGTGGGGGATAATCTGCCGGACTGGCACTTGATGACCAAGGCGTCTACAGGGTCATTACTCAATCCTTCGCTAAGTGTCATTCGTCGAGGCTCATCTCTTCAAAGTCTAGGATCAGGTGTCTACGTTCTCAGTTTCGAATCGGGACAATTTGGAACGCCGTCTTTCGGATACACGGGAACCGGGCCAAGCTCCATTTGCTACCTAGCCCCTCTTTATGCCTTCACATTTTACCGGAGTAACCAGAAGAAGATATTCCTCGATGAGGGGAACTCAGACAGCGACACGGCGAAGATTCGCAGGCTCAATATTCAGAGCGCGACTCGTGGAAAGGTTCAGGATTTTGATGATGGCTATGGATTCACCTACAACCGAGCAACCGACGTTCTCGCGGCATCTTGGGGAGGTAATGCGTCACACGCCTTTGATTACGGAATCACCCCAATCAATGACAACGGGGCCGCTCCTCTCGCTTTCTCAATCGACATCTCAGGCACGGAAGCATTCGACTATGAAGTTGATTGGGGGGACGGTAGCTCGGTCGAAACAGGTTCTGGTGTTTCCGGTGATGACCTTCCTCATAGTTACACCGTGGCGGGAAGTTATACTGCCGAATTGACGATCACTCCATCGGCTGGGGGAGCTAGTCAGATGTTCTCGATTCCGGTGACAGTGACCTAGCCTGGATTGACTTCGTGGTCTTTGTTATGGAGGAATCATCTCAAGAGCCAAAGGAGAAGAAAACCAAGATCAAGAAGGCGATCAAGAGGTCCGTTATCAAAACGGAGCGTTTGAGTTTCCCATATCAGGTTACCGTTGACGGTAAGAACGTTGGCAGCGTTCCCGTTCCTGCCAAGCAACGATTAGGTCTCTACCTGCTTCTCTGCGAAGTGATGAAGTCAATCCCTGCTTATCACATTGACTCCTACGGGCTGAACAGGCTGGGTGATCCAGATGGGGAGTCAAAGGCACTCGTGATCGACTGCGAAGAGAAGGGCGCGTCACTACTTCGAAAGCTTGGCGCGACGCTTGAGAAGGTCAAGGGAGGCTACTCTGTTCAACCGGGGATTGACACTTAAAGCAGGGGTAGCATGCCATTGCCTGAGAATATAACGAGAACGGTCACAATCAGAGAGCTTGGGATTGTTCCTGACCCATCGTCTGATCAAACCTCCGCTCTACAGCCTCACTTCTCGCAGACTGCTTACGGCATTGACGGTGAGTTCTCCACCGTCCGACTTGAGGGGGAAGTCACGATCAACACGGTTGTTTGTGACCTCATTGTAAAATCGACCACAGGCGCAACGATCACTAACTCTGACGGAACAACATTCACCATTGGCGCGGGAGACACCAGGCCGATAAAGGGGAGTTTTGAGGAGCCTGATAGCCGGTTCCTCAACAAGAAGGAAACCGATCCTTTAACTAGCGAAGAAAAAAGTAATCTCTCCTCCCAATGGCCCGAGGCGGTCGAGTCTCCAACAATAAACCCGAAGACGCTGGGGGCGGTTGGGGATGGTCTCAACCACCCTCTTAGCGATACTTACGCCAGCCTTTCCGCTGCACAAGTTGACTTCCCCAAAGCCACGTCGCTGACCGAAGAAATTGACGGGCACGCTATTCAAAAGGCTATTGACACAGGAAGAAGTGTTCTTATCCGAAACGGTTATTACAAACTCAGCAATCAAATAACTCTAGACACTCGCGGTCAAGTGATCGCCGGTGAGAGTCCTAGTGCCGGCGTGTTTGAATGGACCGATGACGATGACGCTGGGATTATCCAAAAATCTCACACCACAACAGACCCTAACCCAAATGGACCAGGAAGCGCGGATTACCAAAGCGCACTCGTGCAGATCTCAAATCTTTGGTTGATTGGCACGGGCAAGGCTGACTCTAATTCATACGGATTTCAAATTGGACCGCGAGAAGATCCTGGAAGCCCAAGCATTAAATGGAACGGACCTAGAACCACTCTGTCTAATGTTACGGCGGTTGGTTGGAAACGTGGGTTTAACATCGAATACGCTTCAAAAGTGGAGCTTGACAACTGCTTGGCTAAGAATTGCGGTGAGTATGGTGCTTACTTCGGAAGTAGCACAAACAACTGCCACACGACTCACCGTTACTCGGCTGAAGAATGCCCAGTTGGATTATACATTGATTCAGCAAGAGGAGGAAACTTTGGGCTAGGTGATTTTTCAAATTGTCCCAGAGGGATCAGGATGGGAGTAGGGAATGCCGTTTTTACAGGGGGAGAGCTTGAGTCTTGGACTACTGAGATGTTCTACATTGACGGCGGGATTGCCCATATCATCGCGCCTAGATTCCTGGGGGGGGCGGGCCATCCGGTCCGGGTAACAAACGGCGGGCAATTGTTTATCTCAGCTCAGCAGCGCGACAGCCCCGAGATCGGATTCGAAGAGATGGTAATAACGGAAGATTTAACCTCGATTGTCTGCGGACCTTCGTTGGGTTTCTTTATCTCGGGGACTCGGTCCGCTGCCGCTCATGATGATTATCGTGTTAAATCGTATGTTTCTTCTGGAGTGTATCAAGAGAGGGCAATCAGTCCGGTCCCTTGGGTCAATGCAGGAACTCTAGAACCAGAATTAAATTTTACTGGATTGCTGGAATTCACGAAACCCAAGGCAAATACTCGCGGAGGTTCGCACCTTGTTACAACTCTGGAAGATGGAGATGGTAATCCTTACATTTGCTATTTGGATGATGACAACCATGTGACTAGAGTATTCACAGGAACAAATGGAGCGCCGACAGGGTGGGAGACCATTGTTAAATATACGTCCACAGCAACGAAGAATTGCAACCTACCAGTCACAACTTCAAACAGTATGCGGGCGACGGCGGTAAACGCCAAAGGAATGCTAATCTACAACGCCAATACAACTGGAAACCTCAATATAAATCCAAACGGCTCGGACACGTTAAACATGGTGGCTGCTGCCATCGTCCTATCCCCTGGTGAGAGTGCTCATATCTACACCAACGGCGACGGCGACTGGATTGTTAATAAATAAACAGAACCAACATGAAAAAACTCGCATCAAGAAAACTCTGGGCCGCTGTCATTGGCGCGGTCATCAACATCATTGGCGATCACTTCGGTCTATCTCCCGAGGCTCGTTTAAGTGTCACCGGAATCGTCGGGACATATGTCCTCGGTCAAGGTCTTGCAGACGCAGGGGCCGGAAAATCTCAAACCACAGAACAATGAAAAAAGCAATCATCATCTCAGCTCTAGCCATCGCCGCTTGTGTCTTAACCTCCTGTGGGTCCGGCATCACTGGAACGTTTCACATTCCCCTCCCCGATGATCTCGGCGGTGGCTCGATTCCCATCACAATCTCGCCTCAGAAATAAGCCATGTCTTTCGCTCACGTTGGCAAAATCTGGACTGCGGAAACATTCGCGGAACACCTGAAAGGGGAAACCCTGGCGTGGGCTGATTCGGTGACGATTCACCACACCGCCATACCTGACCTCTCAATGAGGAAAAAGGGATTTCTTGAGAATCACATGAAATGGACGGCGGAATTTTATCAGGGGAAGGGGTGGAACTCGGGTCCTCATCTTTTCATCGATCACGACGAGTGCCACGGGATGACTCCGCTTTCTGAAACAGGGATTCACGCGAAATCTTTCAACTCTCATTCAATCGGAATTGAGGTGTTGGGAAATTATGACAAGGAAGATCCCAAGACAGGAGGGGGCGCTAAATGTTGGCTCACGGCGGCCCGAGCCACAGCGGCAATTTTGAAACGCCTTGGTCTCGATCCGTCCGAGAAAAACATTTTATTCCATCGAGATGACCCCAGGACATCAAAAAGCTGCCCCGGTGTCCTTGTTAAAAAAGGTTGGTTTGTGAACTTGGTGTTGCAGGTGTGGAACGAGAAGCGACCGGCGGAGGAACCCGAAGAGGTGAGCAATTTCGACCGGATTGAACACCAAGTCGAAAAACTCCGGGACTCTCTGGAATTCGAAAACGAGGACCAAAACGAGGACCAAAAAGAGGAAGTAGAATTCCGCCTGGATAGCATTCTTTGGAGTGCGCGAAAAATTAGTAACTCCGATTAGAAAAACCCCTCAAAGCTCCTCACCCCTATGAGAGCAAACCTCTATACTCCTGAAATGCCCTACCGTCACCAGCCTGAGATCGTCCTATTTGGTTTCGTCTGGATTCTCTCCTCACTCTGTGGACTCGCCGCCATGCTTCGGAATGGGGGAGAGATCACCAGTCGAATGATTTGGATGTCTCTTCTGAATTCCGGCTTCTTTGGTCTTGGGGTGGCTCTCTGGCTCCATGATCAACTACCAGTGCCCAAGCTCCTCGCCGTCTCGATTTTCGCCGGACTTGGGGGAATGTCCCTTATTGAGTTCTTCTTCCAGAAGGTTCGGAGCAAATTCAAGGGCGATTCGAACCCTAAGGAGTGATTCGAACCCGACAACGTGCCAGGGTGTTCCCTGTTACTTCCTTGTTACGATTCTCGATTTATTTCAAAGAAAAACCCTTCTAACCAATTAAGGTAGAAGGGTTTTTAGAAAGTGGTGGCTCATCTCGGATTCGAACCAAGGACGCTGACAACGGTTTTATGCGGTGCTTTTTTGTGTTTCCCTGTTGCGAGAATCCCTTATTATTCAGGGTTGTAGTCCATCTTGTGTCATATCGTTCTTGCGCGTCCGGTGTGATTTGTTACGCCATGTTACGGAGAGATGGCGAGCTATTACGAGAAAGACGGTCGGTATTATGTCAGGTTTAAGACGCCGGGGGGGAAATGGTCGGCTAAGTCTACCGGGATCAAGGTGGACAGCAAGGGGTCGCTTCGGAAGGTCGAACGCGAAGTCTCCAGGTATCGGGCTATCGAGAAGGCGATGGCCAAGGAGGGTTCTGAAGCTCTCTTCTCATCGTGGGTAGATGAATGGATGATCTACAAATACCACAATGCCAAGACGCTCACACGCTATCAGGGGATCTGGTCTCACGTTTCGATATTCCTGAAGGAGAAGAAGGTGAGTCACCCGGCAGAGATGACGTATCAGCTCGCACATGAGTTCATGACTTGGAGGTCTACCGATCTCTGCTCCGAGTGGCTAAAGCCGTGTAAGTGGAATACGGCGCTTACTGAGTTGAGAGTTCTCGGGGCCGCACTACAGGAGGCGGTAAGGCGTGGCTACATCATCGCTAGTCCAATGGCAAAGCTCGGGATCACTCGCCGGGATGTCCGGCAGAAGAGGGAATTAACGTCTGACGAGATCGAGACGATTGAGGAGCATCTACCGAAGGCGAAGGAGTGGATTCAAGATGCTTGGCTTGTGGGGATGAAGCAGGGCTGTCGTCTCTCAGAATGCGCCGTGCCGCTATCGAGGATTAACACTGATGAGATGGAGATTACATTCCACATCAAAGGGGGTAAGACTCACACCGCGCCATTGCACAAGGATCTTTTGCCGCTGGTGGAGAAGGCCAGGAAGAGGAAGTCCGGTTTGCTGGTCGAGTTCCCACCAAGTCATTCCAGGGCCTTTGTAAATTGGTTAAGAGAGATCGGGGTCGATGAGGTGTCTTTCCACTATCTTCGAGTCACGGTGATCACGCGATTAGCTCGGGCCGGTTACTCGGAACAGCAGACAATGGCGTATATTGGGCACTCGTCTACCGAGGTTCACGCGATATACACCAAGCTCAAGAGTAGGGATGTGCAGGGGTTAGGTGATGCTCTCTAGGGTCCAACCGTCCAGACATCCAGCTCGATGCCGTGATGAGCTGCCAGTGATTGGATCTTAAAAAGGTTTTTTCGGTCAGCCTCATTCCGAAGGATCATCACAACACCCGGTTTCTTGTTTGTCTGAAACCCATACCAGAGAGCCTGCCCAAAGCCCTCATACCATTTGTGAGACCATTCAACCTCGATGGCATGGGTCTTGGTCACGATGTCGCAGCGCGTGCCGTCCGGGTTTATGACTTCGGTCTTGCCTCCGTTCTGTTTCGCCCAGGCGTCTCGATAGTAGGCTTCGTTCTTGGGCGAGGCTGAGGCCGTGGCGATGATGAGAGCGATTGCCGAAATCTTCACATCGCCTCCTTGAGTCTCCCCATCACGCTCTCGTAAACCTCAACCTTGAGAGCTGATCCGCCAATCCTCTCGGGCTCTTGGTCTCCCATGAATTCCCGTCGCTCGCTTTTCTGCCAGTCACAATCGCCGTCATATTGAATAGTCCCATCGGGGAAAATGTCACAATAAGAATCCCCCGAATCGAGGTATTCCAAATTCGCGGTCGTCACCCTTACAGGCTCATCTGCATCGGGGGAGGTTGTGTGATTTTTAAGAGTATCGCTTGTCATCTCCCAACCTTTTAAATTATTTACCGCGTCTAAGCGAGTAATATAAAAAACTCCCAAGCAGGGAAAATGATATCACCTTTCGAATGAGCAAGTTAGACCGCGAAATATTTTTTGCCACAATCAAAATCGATCAGCTCTTTCTGCGGATCGGACCGCGCTCTGGGAGGTTGTCGGTCACCTCGCCGGAATCGAGTCGACAAATCGCCCGCTCCGCCCGTCCATGAGCTAGACTGTAATGGTTAACTTGAGTCTAAATACTTTCACATATTTGACGGCTCGCGACGTTATCTATATACATTTTATGCTAGGAGAAAACGAGGGATACTTAAGGAAGGTTTTGGGTTCGGTGGTGGTGTTGGTCATAAAGAGGTCTCCGAGGCTACGGAGTCATCTTGCTCTATTTCTTCAACAGCTTGAGAAGCAAGATCTTCCTCAGAGGGATCTGGACCTAAACTAGTGGTCCTATCAAGATTTAGCATAGATGCGTTTTTTTGGGTGGTGACCTCTTGCTTGGAGGTGAGCTTGTCGCAGAATTCTATCACTGCGTCGTGGTAAAGGTCCTCTACGTCATCGTATCCTCCTTTTCTGCGGGCCTCATTGATTTTGGTCACTTCACGACCAGTGAACATCACAAGATCCCAGACGCTAGATTTGTTTTCGTGGGGATTGATATTCTTTCGTCTTTCTTCCTCCAAAAAAGCCTTCTCGAAAGCCTTTGTCATTCGGCTATTTAGAGACCTCTCCTTGCCCGCAAAAGTGTTATTGAGAGAGTTAATTGAGTAGCCTGATGCCGTAGACAACCACTTCCGGTCTCTTCCTAATCTCGAAAGCCACTCTTCTGCTTCGCTGTTCTTCATGGGAGGAACCTTACCTAAAAAGTGACAAAAGGAAAGAAAACTTGAGAAAATTACCAAAAAAGTTTGACGGTGTTACTTTTTTGGTTACTTTCAGCCACATCAACCGAAACAAGAAACCCCAAATCGGTTAAAAAATATGAAAGTGAAAGATGAATCTCTGGCCAAGGTAATGGCCGAACTAGAAACCAAGATCGGAAAGGAGAGACTTAGTGCTCTCCGTAGGGAAGCAGCCAAACGTGGAATTTCAGTCCTCTCCCTCCTTGGAGACGCCGTGAGTGAATACGTTTCAAATCTCACAGGAGAGGAGGCCGCGTAATGAGCGACAACCTTTCAACCATCGATCAGATGATTGCCGACGCTCCATTCCATGAAGGAGAGATCGTCATGTCATCCCGAGACATCGCGTCTGAGACTGGCAAGCTACACAAGAATGTTATTCGCGACATCGAGAAGATGCTGGACGAGCTTGATTTAGGTCGGCTCAAATTTGAGCGCACCTACCAAGACTCTCAAAACAAGACTCAGAAAGAATACCTCCTCAACAAGGAACTCACTCTGACTCTGGTCTCTGGATACTCAATCAAACTCCGGTCAGGAATCATCCGACGCTGGCAGGAATTGGAAGAGGCTCATTCTTCAAAGTTTCACATCCCTCAAACCTACGTTGAGGCCCTTCGCTTATCTGCTGACCTGGCTGAGAAGAACGAGACTCTGAAGCTCAAAGTGTCCGAAGACGCGCCCAAGGTGGAATTTTACGAACGAGTTACCGAGAGTAAGACGGTTTGTCAGATGGCTGTGGCTGCCCAGGTCGCCAAGCTCCCATTCGGTCGAAACATTCTCTTTCGGAAGTTGCGGGAAAAGGGAGTTCTGATGTCAGGCGGAAAGCGGCATAATCTACCTAAGCAGCAATACATCACTCATGGACTCTTCTCTGTTGAGGAGTCGAGCTACACCAGCCCGCAGACGGACGAGACCTTCGTAAGCTTCACCACTCACGTCACCCAAAAGGGTATCGACTGGCTTATCAAGCACTACGGGAAAGAGGAGGTGCCGAAATGAAAGAGGTAACTATCGCCGCCGTGATCATCGCCAGCCTCGCACTCATCATGCGTCGGAACAGAACAGGAGGGGATTCAAAATGAAAACTCTGTTCAAATCCGAAATAAAGGCCGAGTTCCTTGGGGGTCCGAGAGACGGAGAGCAATTCGATACGCTGTCACCCAACATCTTTGATCCTCGTGGGGTTTACCTGGCGTCTACCGAGAGGTCCAAGTCGGGACGGTTCTTTTACCTCTGGAATCCAATTAGCGAAGGAGGGGAAAGTGAGTGAAAGGTTTATAACTATCGCGGAAGCCTACGGATGGAAGCTAAGGGTCTGGAGAGACAGAAAAGGAAATACCTGCTCTGGCTGGACTACGCCAGATGGGGAGCAATGTGGAGGGATTCCAGAGGAATGGATGCTTGCACAAATACCCTTAAAGATTGCCCGCCTCATCGCCGCCGCGCCTGAGCTGCTTGAGGCTCTGAATAGGGGGGATTTCCTCGACGGAACAAACGGCCCAGACCTCATTCGATATGCTGCCGATTTGATCGAAGTAAATATGGGGACTCTCCCCACGGTTAAAGAGTTGAGACGTAAAGCTGACTCCGAGGAAGCAGCCATCGCCAAAGCAACTGGAAAGGCGGCTGACAGTGAGTGATCTCGAAGCCCTGGAGACCGCTCTCGATGAAGCTCGGGAGGACATGGAAGTTGTCTGCGGGTGTGGAGAACAACTCACCACTGATACAGATCGATACTTCGAACAATGCGAAGAATGCCGGATCGATGAACACGAGCATAACAAGATCGATGATGATCCTTACTACTACGAACCTGATCCAGATAACATTTTTGACCGATGAGCAATCTTGAAACCATTCTCAGCTTTCCGGCGATCTTCTGGGCCGCGCCCGTGATGCTCCTTGGATACTTTCTCTACCTAATTCTCACACCATTCCGATAACATGGACAACGAAATTTTAGAACAGCTCGCCAAACCAATCGGCGACCAGATCGCGAGATATTTCAAAGATCAAGTTGTGATCGTCCCAGCTAAGGGTCTTACGGCAGCCGAGGCCATCGAAGCAACTGGAATCAAGCGGTCTAAGTTTTATGCGATGATTAAAAGCGGAAAGATCAAGACGTGCCCAGAGACGCCGCTGAGAATTCCGGTGTCTGAGATCGTGAGGATGAATTCTGTTAATGCGGCGGCTGAGGAGTCGGAATGACGCAGTAAGCAAACTATGAACAATCAACTTACATTGTCCAATCTACCTCCAGCAACTTGTTACCCCTTTGACGAATCTGACGAGATGGTCTGCCCGTGTGGATACAAAGGGACAGAGGATGAGCTATGCCGCCACCTGGCACTAGCCCTTTGCGATGGCACGCCCACGCCCAGAGTAATTGGATACCCAAAAACTATGCCCTGCGAAATTTGGGGCTAACGCGCAGACTATGGCCCCGGATGGGGATGAAAGGAGCTGAATTATGGATGACCAAACAGTATTAAATATCCTCTGGTGCAATGACCAGAAGGACCTTCACGCATGGCTGAAGAAGCGACTGGCCCCAGCCGGTGACCATCCGCGACTTGTTGAGGAGCACGCGGAGCGTGAAGAGGCAAGTAAGGAGGTGAAGAGTGGAGAGAGGGAACCGAACGGAACCAGAGCGACCGCGCGTTACCCGGACCGTAGGGCTGCGGATCGAGCATTAACTATGGCCTCGCGCCCGGACGCCGATCCTCTGGCAAAGGTCTTGGCATCGGAGGTTGTTAGATTACGGAAAGAGCTTAGAGCAGCCAACAAGGGAGCCGAAACTAATATGGAGGTCGCGTTACTTCTAATCTCTCGCCGAACCAAAAGCAGCCCGGAGAGCGACGACAACGGAGGAGCGGGTCGGGGCAACGGCGGAGCTGTGGAGTCGGAGGAAAAGCTATGAAAACCAAAAAAGATACAACGGTCTCTACCAGCGACTGGTTACCCGGACCCGATCCGGCGGAAGAAAGCCAAGCTTTGACAGAGACGGAACGTCAAGGATCAGGAGCGCGGCGAATGACTATGAACTTTCACTTTCAGAACAGGCTCACGCATAGGGACGCGTCTCTCTGCATCCGCTTGTTCGATTTTTGGGGCTGTAATGGATTCGACGTGATCCGTAGCAGCGCAACTGCGAGCGCGTGTTGGTCGGTTGGCACGCTAAAAAGCCGACCATATCACAGTAGGCAATGCCGAAATGAAAGCTGCGGCCTAACCGTAGCCGAGAACCGTCTGACCCCGATAGGTCGGATTCTCGTCGCATCGGGAAAAGCGGTTTCTTGCTTCCGCCTCAAGAGCAAGTGGTGGAGGCGACTTAACCGTCGCCCTGATGAGACTGCCCGTTCTCTGAGTCGGGATACGCTCGTAGACGTTGCGCTGGCGCTGTTCGCGGACGGGGGTTCGACTCCCCCCAGCTCCACCATTTTTGAATCGAATGGCTCGGTCATCCACCCCGCAACCCCTGAAAAGAGCGAATCATGAAAGACCAAGAAATCAGAATACTGCAAAAAGCACTCGACCTTGTTGAAGACCTTGCTGAAAAAAAGCGACTGGAGGGTGCGGATCGACGACTTGTTACCGACGAGGTATCCGACCGATGACAGCGCCAAAGACAGTCCGCCGCCTCACAAACTCCGACGCTGGCATCGGTTCGGATCACCGCCTGGTTCGGCAGGTTGGTGATTGGGATTGTGGAATTGCATGCGTGGCGATGGCGCTTCGTGTCAGCTACGAGTCAGCGAAAGAAATGCTCGGGCCACCACCAGATCACCGCAAGGGCTACTTCCCCCACGCCATCGCGGCTGCTACTGGCGGGGAGATGGACACCTATGATTGGCGAGGATCACTGGAAAGGTGCATCGTCCAGGTAATGCTGGAGCCGAATGGTCCGCCTAGGCATTACGTTTGGATTGAGGACGGAATATGGTGCCCCGCCGCGCATGTGACATCTTGGCGAAAGATTGCGGGTTTTGCGTGCATCATTCGCGTTCCTCTGCCGAACGCCAAAGGTGACTCACAGAGTCCCGACCAATAAATCTATGAAAACACAAAAAACTGACGACGGGACTCTGTTGAAGTCCACCGATTTGTTAGCGCAAATGATTCGCCGTGAAATCGCAACCCTTGAGTGGGTGACTGCGTGTGCGAATCACGATCTCCAGAAATACGGGGAGTGGCAATGCAACTGGG